ATAGGAACAGTTGCGGTTGATTCAAGCGCGTCAACAGCTCTTATTACAGATAATAAACAAGACTTTTCAGATTGGGAAACTAACCCTGAAACTGGAATGGCAAGTTATGTAGTAATAGCAAAAGATGGTCAAGGAAACAAAATGTGGGGTTGGTTAGGAGCTTCACAAGGAACAGATAATGAGTCAATAAAAGTATACTCATCAAGAAATCTTGATACAGCTTCAAGAGGATGGTTAGGTTCTGTATCATCATTCAAGGAAAATCAAACGCCAATAACTTACCAAGTTAAGCAAGCATATGCAGATCTTTCTACTCCATTTGCAGCTGCTGAACCAGTTCCAATGAAAAAAGGTTCTGACGGTTCATTAGTAGATGAAACTGGAGATCTCTCTACTACTGATGCTGAAACACTTCTTCAGCAAGCATATTCAGGATTAGTTGATGATAGTATTCTAGATCCAGAATCAATTTATTTCACTCTTGTTTATGATGCTGGTTATCCAACAGATGTAAAAACTGCAATTAGCTCATTAGTTCAAACAAGACGTGATTGTGTTGGTATTCTAGATAACGGAGATAATGCTTCAGTTAATGCAGCTCTATCAAAAAGAACTGATACCCACACATTTAATACTTATTATGTAGCTCTTTATGAATCATTTAATAAAGTTGCTGACCCATTTACTGGGCAGGATGTATGGTTCTCACCAATCTATCATATGGCATACTTGTTACCAAGAAATGATAATGTTGGTGAACTATGGTTTGCAGCGGCTGGATTTAATAGAGGTGCAATAGATACAATTAAAGAATTAAGATATAATCCAAGACTTGGTCAAAGGGATCAATTATATCTAAAACAATTGAATCCAATTGTAAGATTTGCTCAAGGTTATACTATTTGGGGGCAATTAACATCTCAAGCAAAAGCGAGTGCTTTACAAGATTTAAACATTGTAAGGCTAGTTCTATTTGTTAAACGAGCTTTAGAACAATTTTGTAGAGGTTTTGTTTTTGAACAAAATGACGCAATAACTTGGGGACAAGTATCATCTGAAGTTACTGAGTTCTTGGAAATAATTAAACAAAGAAGAGGTTTGGATAGCTACTCAGTTGAAGTTGCTGCAACTGACTATGAAAAGAAAACAAAAACTTTTCATGTTGATGTAACACTTCAACCAACTAGAGTTGTTGAAAAGATTGAATTAAATTTCTTCATAGAATAATTACAAAAAAATAAGCAGGGAAAGATAACTCTCTCCCTGCTTATTTTTCGTTATAACTGTTGTAATTTTTTAACCATTTCTTCGTTTGTCCCATATTCTTCTAGGGCTACCACTTGTTCTAATACTTTTTCATATTTTGAGAGAGTTGAAAGGTTTGCTATATTTACGCAAACAAAGCCATGTTTTTGTATTCTTTCGTTTTCACCTTCGGAAAATCCAGTCATGGTAGTAAAATCTGATTTTTGAGAAATTACTAATCCTAAGTCTTCTAAGATTTTTATTAGATATTCAAAATTTTCAGAAGTAGTCGAAGAAAGCATTACGTATGGTGAAAGTTCTATAGATTGAGCAATTAATTTTAAATCATCTAAACTAACGAATTCTTTATTAAAAATATTTCCCATTTCCCTCAAACTTAAATAATTTTCTAACTGAAAACCAGCAGGGACTGCAGCAATTACGAAGTATAACATTTTTTGTCCTTTCTTTAATGATAACTAATTCTTATATGTCTTAATTCCTTGAAAGTATCTCCATGTTCCATTTCACTAAAAAATTCTCCTCCTTCATCTCCATATTTAAAAAAGTAAACCCAACCACTTTTAATTAGTTCTATAAATTTTTTTACTATTACTTTCGCTTGAGAATCTAAAATTTCTTCTGTAAAATTTGTAAAATCAATATATGTTTTAGGATCTTGATAAACATCTTCTTTTAAACAATTAATATCTTTGTATATATATTCTAAAACAGTTAGATCAGAAAGGCAACCACCTTTGATAACAGATGTAAGTTTCTTTATTAAAGATTGATTATTCGCACTAAGAAGGTATGGTTTTTGATTTCTAGCATCTTTATATACTTGATGTGCCTTATCTGTTCCTTTAATATAAAACCATACATCGTCATAATGTATTATCTTTTTTGGAAAGACCACTATAAAAGACGATGAACTGGAGTTTGTTACAAAATCAGATTTAATTTTCATTTTTTCTTTCCTTTCGACGAATAACCATCTGGAGACCATCCAGTTCCTTTAAGGTGAAAATTACTTTTTGAAATAAGCTTCTTTAATTTGGAGCCACACTTTGGACATAGCGGTGGGAGTTCATTTACTGACTGAAAAAATTCGGAGCTGAAATTACATTTTTTACATATGTATTCATAAATTGGCATTTTTGCTCCTTTTATAGCCCGATTGGGCAACAATTCTTATTTTTCATAAGCCTTTTTCTAAAAATCTTAAATGGTTCAGATTTGTTCCAAACTTCTTTTATCGTTGTTCCTTCTAACGGAACGCCATATTTTTCATGATTCGCAAAAGAACACGGAATCATTTTCATGGATGGTGAAATGTATGTTGACATTCTTGCGCTTTCACAAGTATCAATTGACATTTCTTGTATTGGATCTAAATCTCCAATAAACCTTTTAACGTGGTTAACTAAACAGCTATCCATCCCAACTTTAAATTGACATTTTGGATCTAAAACTCTTTCTGCAAATACCATTAATTGATATGAAGTTGGGATTAAATCTAATAAATTTTTTCCGTTTCCTTGTGGTTTGAATAACAAAAATATTACAGCATTTATCTTTTCTAATTTAATGTCAGCCTTTTCGATATTATGTGTTCTAGTTACCCACGGGTTTGAACCATATAATATTTTTAAAGCGTCGTAATATGTTTGACGAGTTAACATAAAATGAATATTAGTTTTAATCCTAGCATCAGAAAATTTATTAAAAGCATTAAAAGTAAACTTTTTACGATAATCGCTTACAGCAACTGCACCACACATTTTTGATAACTCAACTTGTTCGTCAGTTAAATTCTTCCCAGAGGTTGTGTAGTTTGGAACAACATTATTCTCAACACAATATTCAAGAATTTCTTTAAAATGAGGATGATGATTTGGATCTCCTCTTCCTCCCAATGCTACTTGATTTGTATGGTGTTTTACTTGGTCAATAATTATCTTGAAATCTTTTAATTTCATATGTGGTTCTTTAATGGAGCTTTGATAACAAAACGCACATCTATTTGGGCAACTTCCCATTATTCCAATATCACACATTGATGGAAGCATAAGTCTAAATGGATCAGATTTTGGTTTTACTCCGCATAAAACTTCAATTCCAGTTTTGGTGTTGAAGAATAATTCGTATCTGAAATTCTTAAAATATTTGTTATATTTAAAGATCATTCCTTGTCTAACTGCTGTTTTCATTTTTTATTCTCCATTCTTTTATTTTTTCATATTTTCTTTTTTTGTACCATTTAAGAAATTTTCTTCCAAATGGTACAAGATACCAAATAATAACGAGACCAAAAATTGTAGCGTAACCATAGATATCAAATATAAAATTAAATCTAAACTTTTTTACGCCGTTAACATATTTAAAAAACATTATTTATCAAACTCCTTATAGTTATTTGGAAATCGTTTTGAAAATTTTTTTAGTATCGAAGATGATTCTAAATATGAGTCAATGATATTTACACATAATTTGTCTACTTTCTCAACTTTTGCTTTTTTAGGGAGAATGCTGTTATTATATAAATTTTCAAGTTCACCATTTATATTATTAAATCTTTCCATTAGTTCATCATATTTATATAAACCGTTTCTAATAGCTAAAAGATGTTCTCGATCAGGTCTTGGAAATATTATCTTCCCAGTAGTTAGAAGTTCTTTACATTCGTCAACTAATCTATATAAATGCATTGCATGCTTCGTATCGTATCCAAATTCTTTTTCTAATTTTGCTCGATCTGGGTTTCTACTTCTTTTCCAATTTTGATATTGATTCCAGTGCTTTAAAGAATTTGAATATCGTTTTTCCTTTTCTAAAGCATACATAACGTTATTACTAAGAGGTACTATAGTTTGAATAGATTTAAAATCTACATTAACTAAATTTTTAACGATAGTTTTGTAATTATAAAATTCTTCCATTTCTTCGAGTAATTCTTTAAGTTTATGAAATTGGCCAATTTGCTTTAAATATGTTGCAATTATTTCGTTAAACGCACCAATTTGTTCTCCAGTTAATAATGACTTACTTTCTGGTAAATTAAAATCTTTTCTCTCTGGCTTTTTCTTTGGTGGATTTAATAACCACTCTCTATGGTTTTTAATTCTTTTTAATTGTGAAAACGCATAACCACTAAATGTATGTTTACATTTTGTAGATAAAAATAGATCTCGGTTTTCAACTATTTCTTCCCACACTGTGGTTGTTTCAAGCAAGCAATTTTCCGGAACAAAAAAGAACTCAAGTAATGTTGGATTAGCTTTTAACGCGAGAGTCATGAACTTTCTTATTTCGTAAAAAACAATGTCGTTTTTTCTATCTTCATATTGTTCAGTTCTATGTAAAAAACCATGAAAGTATTCTTTGCTTGGAATAAAGACACCCCTTATATCCAAGTCAGATGACGGGGACGATGTACCATACATCTGACTCCCCGTCATAAACTTAGAAATAAGAAAGAAATCTTTTGGTAATTTAATCATTTAATTCCCTCCTATATTCCATATATTCTTCTACTATTGTTTTTAAACTTACCTCATTGTTTAGTTCAGGTTCGTCTAAAACACATTCTAAAAGAATATTTTTAATTTTTCCAATCTCAGGTCCTGGTTTTAAACCAGAAATCTCCATGATATTTTTTCCATTTATTGCAAGTTGGTCAAATCTATTTGAAGATTTAATATTAAGAGATTTCTCAATTAGAGCAAGTTCTTCCTTAATTCTAGATAGTGGTAATGTTCCTTTCCAAATATTAGCATTGCTATCAGCAAGTTTTAATCTGTACAAATCTTTATAAGGAATATTATGCTCGTTTAATTTCCTAACTGTTTTTCTTATTGCCTTTGGAGTTAAGAAATTATTCATATGAAGTCTTATTAACGCAGTTATATATTCAATTTCTTTTTTAGAAAATTTTAAGTTCCATAATTCTTCACTTATAATCTCAGCACCAATTTTATCATGACTAGTAAATTTCAAATCACTTGTTTTTGGATTCCAATGACAAGCTCTAAATTTACCAATATCATGTAAATATGTTGCCAATTTTAAAAGTGGATACTTTGTAGAAATAGAATCTCCAGCAACATAAGAATGCGTTATGATGCTTTCTCTGTGATGCAAACCATGAAAATCTTCTAATTGATAACAACAATCCAGCATTGGAAAGATGTATTTTAAAGCATCAATTCTATGTAAAGCATGAAAGAACGTACTTGCATTTCTTGCTTTCATTGACTTTAAAACCTCTTCTCGAATCCTCTCTTTAGCAACGTGTTTATCAACCATGAACGAAGATTGTTTTAGGGCTTCAAGATCTTTGTTACCAAACTCACCATCAATTACTGCTAAGAATCTACAAGCTCGAATTATTCGATTTGGATCCTCAAAAATTCTTTTAATCGGATCTCCAACAAAACGAATTTTTTTCCTATAAAGATCGTCTACGCCATGGTGCGGATCTATTAATCTTCCGGTAAACTGACACCACGCTATTGCGTTTATGGTCAAGTCTCTGCGATTTAAATCTTCAAGAATTGTTTCTGCCGGAACTACTGTGACGTTTTTATCGTTTAGTCCTTTATAGATATCTTTTCTAAATGTAGCTACCTCGATTCCATCAACGAAGGTGACTCTAAAATAAGTTCCACCATACGCAATTCTATGTTTTCTAAAAATTCTTGAAACTTCCTTTGGTGTTGCTTTTGTAACAATGTCTTCATCCGTTGGAGTTTTACACTGTAAAAAATCTCTAACAGCACCACCAACTACATAAGTTTCATAACCCAATTTACATAATTTACTAATTATGTACTCTGGCGTTGCTTTCATATAATCACCTCCTCTAAAAATTAAAAAATAGTTTTCCTTTCACTAATTAATATATATAGAAATATGTTCTTTATCCTACTGACTTTAGAAAAAAACTAGAACAAAATATAAACCTTAGTTGTAGCAAAATTAGTGGAGAAAATAATGAATTTAGATACTTATTTAGAAAAATTACAATCTAATGAATCAATTTTTCCTATGGATCAATTTGCTACAAAAAAAGGTTCGATAGGTAGTTCTAAGGGCAAGTCTCCAGATTCTCCAAAAAAGAAGAAACGAAAAACTAAAAATGTTTTTCCTGAGAGTATAAATCTTGTTAATTATAAAAAGAGGGTAATGGTTGACTTGGATCGTACTATTCATAAATACTCAAGAAGTTGGAACGATGGAACTATCTATGATCCGCCATTTGAAGGTGCAAAAGAGGCTCTTGAATGGCTAAGAAACCAAGGATTCCAAATAATTATATTTACAACTAGGGCGTCTGAGCAAAACGCAATAGAACATAATATGAATCATACTAAACAAATCAGAATGGTTTCAGAATGGCTCAATAAATATAAAATCCCTTTTGATGGAATAACAGCAGAAAAAATTGCTGCAGAATTTTATATTGATGACAAAGCTGTTCATATACCAAATGGGAATTGGAATGTTGTAATACAAAAAATTAAGGAAAGATCGGGTTTATAATATAGTGGAGGAAACTCAAAATGGCAATTAGAAATTCATTTGCAAATGTAACAAGAAACATACTGAGCCGTAATTTTGGTGGTACTGTTGCTGGCGTTGCAGACCCATATGTAACAGGATATCACTTTATCCATTTTGCAAGATTACCATCAGCACTTACAGAATATGCTGGAATCGATAACGTTTCGCAATTAACTGCTCTTTTATCAGGAGCTTGTTTATCAGTGACGCCACCAGGCGGAACTCTTAATAAAGTTGAGTTCACTGGTCTTGGTGGAGTAAAATGGTCTGTTCCTGGTAATATTGACTATGGAAATTCAGTTTCAATTAAATTTCTAGAGTTTAATGGAACTCCAATTCTTAACATCATGCACGGTTGGGTTAAGATGATAAGAGATTATAGAACTGGTACTTCAAATCTAGTTGAAGATGAAGAATTAGTTGGTTACTCAAAATCCACATATGCAGCATTTATGTATTACTGGACAACAGCTCCAGATTCTAAGACAGTTGAATATTACGCAGCATATGATGGAATGTTCCCAACAAAAGATCCACAAGATTTATTTACCAGTGATGTAGAAACTATAGGAAGATTAGATCTTGAAATTGAATTTAACACTGATTATGTATGGCACGAAGATTGGGTAAAAGATAGATGTCAAAGTCTATCAGATACAGTATTCGCAACTAAAGCTGATATTATTGAAAAATATGGTGAAGATACTAACGCTAATTTATAATAAGTTAATAAAAATTAAAATTATATATAATTAAGGAGACAGAAAAAATGATTTTCACAGAAAATATTAACGTAAGTGACTCAATGCTTTTTGTTCTTTCAGCACGTTCAGCATTATCAATTATAGTAGAAAATACTGGTGTTGAAGGAAAAGAAGAGTTAATCAACTTTATTGAGAGTGTAGCTTCTGAATATGAAATTTTACATATGTTAGTTAGAGAAGATTTTCCAGAAGTAGAACATGATGAAGAAGATTTTCAGATATTATTTATGGAATTAAAAGAACAAATTTTAGAAAATTTTGAATATATATCTGAGGTTATTGGTATAAAAGAAACAAAAACTTTTCTTCAAGAAGTTGGTCCCATAAGTCCTATAAATGAAATAGAAGGATTTAAAGGTGTTATACCTTGGGCCAAGAAATTTGGTCAAGAAATTTGGAAGAGTGGTAAAATGTTAAAAGCAAAGAATATTCTAAAAACTCAACATGGTATGACTGACTATGAAGCAAAAAGATTTATTAAGAAAGCAATGGATATAGGAATGGCTAAATCAGGAGAAAGCGCAGGAAAGATTGCTAGTAGTGGTTTACAAGTTAAAAAATTAGGTTTGGCAAATTATAAATATATTGCTGCAAAGAAAAAAGAAGCATTAGCTGGCGCAAAGAAAGTAGCTAGTAAAACTGGTGCACAAAATGCAATAAAAGCTTATATCAACAAACTTGGTCCACTTGCTAAACAAGCAGCAATTGGTCTTGGAGCAGCAGTTCTTGTTTCTTTAGCTATCTTTGGTTCATATAAAGTATATAAGAGATTTTTTAGTAAAGCTGCTAAGGCTTGTAGAGGATTGTCAGGCAAAGATAAATCAGCTTGTATGAAGAAACATAAACGTGATGCAAGAATGAACCAAATAAAAGATCTGAAAGCATCAGCATCATTTTGCTCAAAATCTAAAGATCCAGCAAAATGTAAAGCAGGAATTTCAAAGAAAGTAGCAAAACTACAAAAGAAATTATCAAAATAATTAGGGGAAATAAAATGACTATTAACTCAGTATTATTTCTTCTTGCTGCTAGAGAAACTTTATGTTTAATTGCTGAATCATCAATTTTAGAGAAAAATCAAAAAGACATCTTGCGTGATTTCATAATAAATGAAGCAACAGATTACCAAATAATGTCGTTGCTTCTTGATGGGGAACTTCCAGATAGTGAAATTGATGCAGCAGAAGAACAAGGATTATTTAATAGATTTAAAGGGATTATAGAATTTAATAAAGAATTGGTTTGCGAGATGTTTGGTTTTGATACATATAATGATGTAGTTGAAAAAATAAATCCTTTATATCCCAAACTTTCAACAACAAAACCAGTTTTGGCTTTTCAATCAACTAATGGTCTAAATTCATTACTTGAAGCTCCATTTAGTGAAATAAGCGGCGCTGCTAAATTAGCACTTCAAAGAAGTAAAGAAAGACTTAAAAAAAAGGCTATAGCTAAAGCAAAAACTACTGTAAAAAAGGGTGCAGAAAAAGCAGCGAAAAAGGATCCACTAGCTGCATTACCAAAAGCTTATAAGGGAACTGGGAAAAAGTTAGTAAAGACTGTTTCTCCAGAAAAAACACATAGAGCAGCTCCAATGAAAGCTCTTGGGAAGGGAAAAGTTTCCACTGCATCTACAAAAACGCAAGCCACTACATCTACAAAAACGCAAGCTGGGACAATTCAAGCAGTAAAGGCAAAGGCACAAAATGCCCTTTCTGCTGTAACTGACTTTTTGAAAAAACCAGCAGGGCAAGCAATTGGGGGAGCAGCTCTTGCTGCATTGGCATTATATGCAAGTTATAAAGTATACAAAAGATTTCTTAGTAAAGCTGCTAGAGCATGTAGAGGATTGAGCGGAGCAGAAAAAACCTCTTGTATGAAAAAATATAAAGTTGGTGCATATAATGCTCAAGTGAAAGATTTGCAAGCAGCATCTAAAGCTTGTGCTAAATCAAAAAATCCAGCGAAATGTAAAGCCTCTATTGCTAAAAAAATATATAAGATAAAAAAGAAAGTAGCAAAAGTAACGTAATATAATTTTTAGAACTGAATGAAAGGAGATAGATTAATGTTTAAAAGTTTTAATACGAAGTATCCAGAATACGAAGTTATTACACCTCAAACACATAACTCTTACCATCTTAGGTCGTTAAATGTTCAAGAGGAAGAAAGGCTCAAAGCTAGTTTTTTAACTCCTGCTAAAATAACTGAACATTTAAATAAGTGCATCTACGACAGTCTAGTTTCAAAACCAAAAATTATTACGTCTTATGACGATTTTTTAAAGAATGTTACATTAAAAGATAGAGATGCTCTTGTATATGGTTTATATCATATAACTTATGAAGAAATAAGAGATTATGAAGTTATGTGTCCAAGATGTGCTAAATCTTATCCAGTAAGAATTAACGCATCTGAAACATTCAATATGAATGAATACCCAGAAAAAGATATTCTTAAAAAGAAAATAAATGTTGAATTGCCAATGACTCCGGGTGTTTCAGCAATAGTAAGGCAACCATCATTATTTGATGAAATGAGTGCTTATAAAACACTTGGAGCACAACCAAATGCCAATGCTGACATAATTACAGAAACTCTGGTTATTGATTCTTTTGAACAAATACCAGAAGAAGGCGATAAAGTAATTTACGATGGCCGTGGTGACATAGTTGATGCTTATTTGACTTTGCCAGCAAGAGATAAAAGAAAAATTCATGCTAGTTATAAAAAAGCATTTGGACAATATGGTGTTTTCTTAAAAATGAAAAGCTACTGTGTACATTGTGGCGAGGAGGATTTAGTGGACCTTGATTTGGTCCAAAACTTTTTTCGAATGGTGTACACAATCGAATGAAATTAATCAATATAGAGAAAATCTAGAAAAAAATATATTCTCTTGCATGGAAATGAGTAAACAATCGTACTCTGCAACTATGGAAATGCCGGTTCAGAGATTTTATAATTACTTAAAATGGAAAGCAAGTCTAGAAGAAGATAAAAATAAGTTATTAGAGGAAAAAATATTAAATGGCTAATTTATTAGATCGATTCAGAAAAGATGTAGTTGGTTCACAAGAAACTGACGCTGACTATTTACCTAAAATAGCTTCCAACGGAGATTTTGAGAGAATAAAAAATTTAAATGCGATAATAAATTCTTGGAATAATATTCTTTTAACTCCAAAAAGGAGTTACCCATATGACCCTTTGTATGGAAGCGATCTATACAAACTTATTTTCGAACCAGCAGATGAAATTACCGCAGAAAGAATTGAAGAAGAAGTTATTTCTGCTTTACAATTTTATGATAATAGAGCGTTCATTGAAAATAATGAAATAACATTTCTTAGGAATGGAAAGGGGTTTACTGTCGATATTTATGTAAACTATAAAGGAGAAAGAGGAACTTTGAGTGTCGCGATAACTGAAGAAGTATTTGCTGGGTTCATCACAGCGGAGGGTTAATAAGTGGCTAGTTTAGATACAATACAGAAATATACTAGAATGTATGATTACATATATGACTATCAAAAGTTACTTTATGATTACTATAGTAAGCATGCAGTTCCATTTTTAGTTACTTATTATAATTACGATATAGGAAATATAGTTTGGGATGACGAAAACCTATTTGGTGGTTCATATGAATCGACTGGTGATTTATCCGGGAAGAGATGGAACAAATATCTACTTATGCCAGTATATTTTATGGAAGAAGTTTCTACTGTATTTGATGGCCAAGATATTGGTTATATAAAAGATGGAAGAACTTCATTTGTTATTCCAAATACATATGGTATTACTCCGTATCCAGGAGATTATATTAAATTTGACCAAACGTTTTTAAGACAAACTAATGATAATTATCCAGTATTTAGAATTCAAGGTGCTGAAATTTCAGTTAATACTGATTTTAGATTTTGGAAACTTATTGCTGAGGTTTATCAAAGTAAGAAAACCACATCTATAGATGCAAAAGTTACCGAAACATTTTCTTTTGTAGACTACGACAAAAAAATTCATACTTTATCAGACTCAGAATTTTTAACTAGATTACTAATAAAAAATGAATCAATACGTTCAACTTTAAAAGATTTATATGATGGAAACAGTGGTTTTTACTTTATATAAATAGGATTCTTTAATATGGCAGACACAAGTTTATCAAATCAAATTTATTTATCACGAAACGAAATAAAAAATCAAATTATTTCGTGGGTACAATCATACTTAGAACTTGAAAATGTTGATTTAACAAAATCATCATTTCTTTCATTTGTAATTGAAGTTCTAGCGACTTTAACGAGTAATATTTTATTTTATCAAATATCAACATATAAAGAATTCTTTTTAACAAAAGCACAGCTTCCAGAATCAATATTAAACTTGTCAGCATTTTTGGGTTATACTCCACAAACAGCAACACCAGCTACTGCAAATGTTCTAATTACAATACCATTTGGTTTTCCTGATTCTAATACGTCTTTTACTATTCCAGAAGAGCACTCATTCAAAGCTGGAGATATTATATTTAAAACATACTATGAAACTGTAATTGATGTTCAAAATAATTCTTCGGTTTCTGTTACTCTTCAAGAAGAGAACAGGAGTTTTAATCTTCCTGTTGATATAGATTCTGATGAATTTTCTTTTTTACTACCTGTTCGACAATTTTCAACAGATGTTCAAGAATTTCAAATAGATTTAGATTTACAAACATATCAATTTTTTTCACTTGATGTTGAACTTGACGGTCAAGTTTCAAGTGTTTTAGTTGAAGTTAGAGAAGCAGAAAGCGCAGCATGGACAGCTTATACTGAATTTAATAGTTTATTTTTGATGGATCAAAATGATACCGGTTATGTTAGAAGAAGAACTGACACTGGAGTAAGATTATCGTTTGGCAATGGACTCATTGGTGCACAACCTCCGGCGGGTGGAACAGTTCGAGTAACTTCTAACTTGACAGAAGGTGCAACTGGAAATGTAGTACAAGCGTCAATTATAACTGGAGATAGAATTTATAATACCACTTTAGCAGGTTTAACACAATTAGTTTCTTATGCTGTAACAAATACATCTTCTGCATCTGGTGGAGAAGATGAAGAATCAGTTGAAGAAGTAAGAAGTAACTCTATTGCGAATCTCGTAGCGTTAAATAGGATTGTTTCTGGAAGCGATTATGTAAATACAGATGTTATTATAAGTGATTCTCCTCTTGGTTCAAATAACTTACCAATTCTTAAGAGGTCTGATTTAAAAGCAAATGAAGTTGTTCTATTTACAACTTTATCTTTTGATGGTTCTATTGTTCCAATGAGAAATACTTTTGAAACATTTTATTCAAAGGTTATTCCAAGAGAAACAATAATTTCTATAAATGAAGTTGACTACTATACGTTATTTGATATGGAAATTGATGATATAAACACTGTTGCAAATTATGAGTATGTATTACATGATATTAATCTAACACCAACATTATCAACTACTTATAATTCTGATTATGATATAATTGCTGATGAATTGGTTGTAAGAAGATCAGGAACTGCTGCAATTTATGAACTTAGTTATGTTTCTTCAGAAGCAGATGCTGGTTCTACTGCTTGTACTATGGAAATTGTCGAAACTGGTGCAACTTTTTCTATGACAAACGATAGTACTAGTGCTTATATACTAACTTTTCCAAATTATGTAGTCATCCCGCAGGGAGAATTAACATATAGATTTACAATTTCAGATTCAAATGGTTTGGTTGCTACATATACAGTTGAATTGACGTTTAGAAGGTTATTAGATGATTTTAGTATGTCTAATGTTGTCATGCCAGATAGTACTAGTTATATAATATATGATATCCCAGTAATTAAAAAAGAATACTATGACTCAATAAGCAAAACAGATTTTGAATCAGAAATTATGCAAACTTTAGTATCTACTGTAACTTTTGAAGATTATAAAATGTTAACTGATTTTGTTAATTTAAAATTTGGTAACACAACTGGGAGTATGACTAATATGCAGCTAAATCCATCTTCAAGAACAGTAATTTCAATAGAATCTATACCACCAGCTTCTCCAAGCCTTGGTGATACCTACATAGTTGAAAATGGAACAGGTGCATGGCAAGGCCAAAACGACAAGTTTGCTGTTTTGTCAGATGAGACAGCAGTGACATGGACTTTTTTGGAACCAAATCCAGACCAGACAGTCCTTTTACAAAGCAACAATAAAAAGTATATATATTCTGAAGTTGGTTGGGTTATTCCAGAATATGATATACCAATTCAAATTGAAGTTGATGTATTTAAATCTGATACTTATAGTGGTTCACTCGGTGATCTTACTGATACTGTTAGGACAACAATCTATAATGAATTTTCGTCAAGATTTGGAATTAATATAAATCTATTTAGATCTGAAATTATTGATGTAGTCCAAGAAGTAGATGGAGTAGAACATTGTAGAGTTATAAAACCCGAATCAAGTATTTTCTTTGATTATGACATTGATGATTTTACTCAGCAGGAACTTCTTGAGTTTGCTCCAGATTATGTATTTTTTACTCTCTCAGATATTTCAGTTAGGGTGTTTTAAGAATGGAAATACTACTTAAAAAAACAAGAATAAATAAATCTCAGTTAAAAAGACTAATTACTAAATTTTCTGCTGGGGAGCTTTCAAATCTTTCAGAACCTTGTTATAGATCTCCGCTTAAATCGCAATATTTTCAGCTCTTGCATGCCTGTAAACTTACTGACAGAGATATAAAAGAATTTCGAAAGAGATTATATGCGAAGCACCCTGCTAAAAATTGGAAAACACACAATGTAGCAGCTACAAATCTCTTGTTATTTATTATGTACTATTTTATAAAATCCAACGAAAAAAAATTGTTTTCCATGACAATTTTATATTTATTAGTTAGATATTATTCAAATTTGATGTATAGTAGAATTCCATATTGTAATGAAGATACTTTTAGATACACTTTAGAAACCTTAACTAAAACACATTTGTTTGTTAGAGAGAAAACTATTTCGAATGGAATTTATCATCTATCAAAAGAATTAGAGAAAAGATGGGGGAGATATATAAGAGATTTAGATGTAGATGGAATAGCTAAATTTGTTACAGAGGCTCGTTCCAGAATGAGTCAAAGTACTAAAAGTTTTGTACGAAACTATTATAAATCGCATAAAGAGGGTGGTTCAATAAAAACACAAAATGAACCATCGGATGAAGAAGAACATAGTCTTTTTCAATATCGAGTTTTTGAAAGGGGAAGAAAAAGTATTGATGAAACAGTTAAAAGAATTACAATTTATAAAATTGTAGATAAAAAAGCGATTCAAGATGCGAAAAAATTAACGAAAATTAAATCATCTGTCGCAGTGACAATATCTTCATCACTTACAGATTTAAAATATGGAGACTCTATAAGAACAATATTACAGCTTTTTATAAAAGATTTAAAAGACGCTAGATCATTGTGTGGTTCTGGTTATATCCCTTATGTTAAAAAATTAATGGAATTAAAAAGAACTCGTTCTAAAATTTATTTTAAACAACAGGTAAATATCTTATTAGAAAAAGTTTTAGAAGATATAAAATATAAAGATTGGTATAATAAACTTACAAGTCAAACAAAGTTTATAGTGAAATCATATCTAGCATTTTATTTGACAATGGTATTTAGGAATTCTATTTGTTAAATTCCTAACTGTTGTTGACGAGCTGATAGTTTATTTGCTTTATCTACATCATCACTATTGTTTCTTGGTGGTACTCCCTCACCTGCTGGTATTTCTTCTACTGTTGGTGGAACTTTTACAGTTGTTGAAGTTCCAGATTTATCTAGTTTTAAATCCCCAAGTCTATTTGAAACACTTCTTTTTCCACTAATTGCATCTAAATATTTTTTAAGGGTCGGCCTTCCAGGATTTATATTGTTTCCTGCAATTAGTGTACTATATAAACTTCCAAAATCAATCCTAACATCTACTATACCAAGTCTTTGATTATAAGAAATACTTTGTTGGTCTCCGCCTTTAACTATTGTTATACTTCCAATATATGCTGGGTCTAAGTTATAAACCCCAGTAGCTCTAATTTTATGTAAGAATGGCCAATTATAAGTTCCTCCATCTTCTGAAAGTGGAACACCTAGTAATGCTAATGCAGCAATTGGTCCAACAATATATTTTTGAGTAGATTCATCACTTCTTGGGTCTGGATTATATAATCTTATGGTCATTGTATATGATGGAGCATATGAACTTGTTTTCCAAACCTGAGGAAAGTCAATTCTTGCTCCTGCTGCAAGTCTGCTTGCTATACTAATACCACCTCGTACTGCTCCACCACCTGGAATAGCATTTAAAACACTTTCAGCCACGTCTCCTACTTTTCCCATCATTCCACCAACTATTTTTCCTGTTGTTCCACCCTTTTCTAAGCTTTTCTGTATTCTTTTAAGTGCTTCTGTTCCGGATTTAACTCCCATTATTTGTGCTAAAGATGCTGCACCCTCAGAAACACCAGCGGTAAATTTTTGTAAAAAGTTTTCTCCGTATTCATTTTGGAAGGTATCAGTTGGAAAATTATCTGCTAAAAATGCAACTTTTAGATTTGTAACTCCTTGTTCAAATTCAAAACCATGATTTTTTAAAAGTCTAGAATATTGATCCCACGCTGGAACAAGTCTGAATAAATCTAATCCTCTTTGAAATGATGGTATTGAAGGTATTATTTCAGCAACTGGCATTGAATTTAACATAATTTCGTTTGTTCTACCCTCTAAATTCCATGGGGGTAAGCCAAAAATTCTAGGAAGTTTTCCAGAATTTCTATCTACGTTAGTTGCTCTCTTGGTTGATCTATTTTCTTTTACTTGTTGAGATGATAAAATATCTACCATTTTAGAACTCCTTATCTAAGATTAGCATCAACAATATGTTGTAAAATGCGATCTCCTTTCTTGAATGTCTTTCTTGTGCTTTCCATTGTGTTTGCAGTAGTATTAGTCATTTGATTTACTACTGCATTTGACATATTATTAACTGACATTGCTATTTCTTTGTCACCAGACATTATTTTTTCTCCAGCTTTTTCAAGGGTATTACCAAACATCTTTACATGACCTTGTAATTTCATAACTTCTGTTCCTACGCTTCCAGCAACTATTTTAGATTTTTCCATTACCATTCCAGTCATTTCTTTTGCTTTACCAACTGGTGTTTTTTCAAAATCTACTGGAGTTCCAGTTCTCTTTAAGAAAGCAAGAAATGCAGCTTCTCTTTCTTTTCCGTATTTAATTGGGTCTTCCCCAAGTGCTTTTGGCCTAAATGCATTTGCTCTAATCCATTTACCTCGCAATGCGCGTATTTCTTCCGGCGTATATAATGCATATTCATTTAGATGTTCAGCAAGATACGCTTCTTGAGAATCTTTAATTGCTTGCATATGCCAACGCCCAGAGAAGCCAACTCTTCTCTCTTTCAATTTCATTAATTCGCCTCTACCGGCAATGTCAAGTCTTGATTTACCAAGAATCGTCATCTTGCGTTTTTCTTCACCAGTCATTTTTGCTCTTCCAGTCTTAGTTGCAAATTTTTTCCTTAATTCTTCTGCTTGTTTTCTACTTTCTAAAGTTGACTTTCGCGCTTTTTCTTTTAACTTATCCATTTCTTTGAAATGTTTTTTTCTAAGGGGTGCAATTATACTTCTTTCAATTATAGTTCCAAGGCCATATCCCATTGCTCCAGCCCCAAGAACTGCAGATACAGGTCCTAAGAAACTAGCAAATGCTTTTGCACCACCGAATAAAAATGGAAGAACATTTTTTAGCCCACCAAGAGCCATTGATCCAATAGTTTTTATAAATCCACCACCTCCAAGGAGTAGTTTTTTAAAAAGTGACATTATAAGACCACCTGCAGTTAAAAGAAATCTAAAAATACCACCACCTCGTAATTTCTTTCTCAATCTAGAAATTCCTTTCGTTTGTTCTTTACTACCTTCTACTAGTATTTTTCCTCTTTTATTTTCTGTGACTCTTTGTTTCTTTTCTGCACCAGTATATTCTATCATTCTTTCATAGAAGTTCATTTCTTTTTTTCCTTTTTCTGCTGCAGTTACTCCTCTTATTCCTCCATATACTTCGCCCAATCTTCTAAATTTTCTAAAACCAGGTATTTTCCCCAAGAAAGTTGACCAAATACCCTCACCCTTTTCAAGTCCAAAAATCTTTCTAAAAGCTAGCATAAAAGGTTTGGTTACTATCATTGAAAGACGCCAAATTCCGGTTGAAACTCCCTCTAATCTTTTATAAGTCTTTCCTGTTATAAAAGTTGATAAATCTCTAACTGCTTCAGCTGTTGCTCTAGTAAATAAAGCAATGTTATCAAGTCTCCACATTCCTTCTGTATATACTAAACCTATATTTTCTGCCATCGCAACCATTGGATTATGACTACTTGATAAATGAGATTGATATCCACCTCTTGATTTAAAAACACTCCACACCATTTTTAAAGGAAATTTTGCTAAACCGGTTAGAGCCCTAAATGTGAATATCAAATTTCTAAAGAATGGATGTTCTATAAGCATTTTCTGCCACACCTGCCTCATAGTCCCGATTTGAGCTCCAAGAGCATCTTGAATAGCAAGTAAAGCCCTTAGCTGTCGTTTATCAACTGGTTCCATATATTGTGTAGCTACTTCAGACCACGCTCGTAAAAGACCCTTAACAACTCCAACTCTTGCTTTTTTCTGACTATCAGCAACAAATGTTTGCATCCTTCCTAATGCTGATAGCTGTGATTTTCTAGCAACTTGCATAAACTGTTTAGAAATACTAACTTGTTCATCTACTCTTTCTAAAACATCTTCAATTGGCATTACAACTTCTGCTGGGTGAAGTTCAGCAACACCACCACGTTCAACATAACCACCAGCTTGCATTTTTGGAACTCTACCTTCTCCACCTTTAAGTTTTTCCCCAACTCCTTTAGTACCTTTTCTAAATAAGTTTACTATGCCCCCAACAACGTTACCAAAACCTTCTCGCAT